TACGATGTCAACACCGCATGAAAAAAAATCCAGAAGGACAAAAATGAAGACCCAAGAGGCGGTCGCCTACTACGGCGGCACGAAGAAATTAGCGGATGCACTAGGAGTGTGGCCCCAGGTAATCTACGCTTGGGGAGAGCGGCCCCCGATGTCTCGCCAGTATGAGCTGGAGGTAAAGACCGAGGGCGAACTCAAGGCAGATCGGGAGTCGGTGAATGGCTGACCCCTTCAAGATCGACAGCCCAACCTGCATCAGCTTCAGCGGTGGACGCACCAGCGCTTACATGCTGTGGCGGGTGTTGCAGGCCAATGGCGGGTTGCCACAGGAGGCGGTTGTTTGCTTTGCCAACACTGGCAAGGAAGACGAGGCCACGCTGCAATTCGTGCATGACTGTGGCAAGCGGTGGGGCGTGCCTATCAATTGGTTGGAATACCAGCAAGACGAGCCGCGCTATCGTGTGGTCAACTTTCAGAGCGCCAGTCGAGACGGCGAGCCGTTTGAGGCAATCATCAAAAAGCGCAACTTCCTGCCAAATCCTGTTGCTAGGTTCTGCACCGTGGAACTGAAGATCCAGCCCGAGCTTAAATTTCTAAAGTCGCTTGGCTGGGATGAATGGGACAACTTTGTTGGAATCCGAGCGGATGAGCCTCGGCGCGTAGCGAAGATCCGTGCTAATCCAAGCGGCGGAAAGTCTGGCCCCGAGCGGTTGATGCCTCTCGCAGAAGCTGGCATAACCAAAGATGAAGTTGGCGCTTTCTGGCGTGAGTCGGATTTCGACTTAGGTCTTCCAAACCATAACGGCGTGACCTATCACGGTAACTGCGATCTGTGCTTTTTGAAAGGCGCGTCGCAGATTCTGAGTTTGATCGCAGAGAAGCCAGAACGTGCAATCTGGTGGGCGGCACAGGAGAACAGCATTTCAAACAGCCACATCAAGAACGGCGGTTTGTTCCGCAGTGATCGCCCCAGCTACGCCGAGATGGCAAAGTATGCCGCCCAGCAGACTGATATGTTTGACAAGAACGAAGAAGCCATTGCGTGTTTCTGTGGAGATTAAAAATTGGCTGACCTCTCCAACATCTTAGGTGGCCCGTGGTCACCCTCGCCACAGCGACAGATCGCTCCCCCTGACGTTCAGCTCATTGACGCCATTCGCGCAGCGGGCCTTGAGCCGCCTGATGAGGTGCATTTGGACGGCAAGATTCACCGGTTCAAATCCGGCAGCAAAGGCTCGCCAGGACATGGCGATAAACCGGGCTGGTATCTGGTCTTTGGCGACGGCATCCCCGCTGGGCGCTTTGGCTGCTGGCGATCGGGCATTGAGGTGACTTGGCGCGCCGAGGTCGGGCGAAAGCTCACGCACACTGAGGAGATGGCCAATGCAAAGCGTCTTGCTGAGGCCAAAGCCCTGCGTGATGCGGCCCTTGAGCGCCAGCACCAAGTGGCAAGCGAGACGGTCGAGCAGATCTGGGCCAACGCAAACCCCGCAAGTCCTGAGCACCCGTACCTTGTGGCCAAGGGAATTGGCGTGCATGGCGCACGCATTACCGGCGACGGACGCCTTGTCGTGCCTCTGTACGATGCCGACGGGACGCTATCGAGCCTCCAGTACATCGATCACCAAGGCGGCAAGCTCTATCACCCTGGTGGTCAGACGGGCGGCAAGTTCTGGCAGCTCGGCTCAACGGACGAGCCTGGCACGATCTACGTCGCAGAGGGCTTTGCCACCGCTGCAACGATCCATGAAACGATTGATCGCCCCGTGATCATTGCCTACTCGGCCTCCAATCTCGTGACGGTCACCGGCAAGTTGCGGGAGATTTATGGTGCAGCGCAGGATCTGGTGATCGTGGCTGACAATGACAAGTCGGGCGTTGGCCAGCGCTACGCCGAGCAGGCCTGCGCCAAGTTTGGAGCGCGCATGGTTATGCCTCCAGAACCTGGCGATGCTAATGATTATGCCCAAGCCGGAAACGATTTGGCGAGCCTTCTCGCACCCGCTGCCGATGATTGGCTAGTCCCCGCAGACGACTTCTCTGCTCAGCCAAGTCCCATCTCGTGGCTGGTCAAGCGCTGGATCCAAGACCACGCTCTTGTCATGGTTCACGGGCCGTCGGGCGGTGGAAAGACGTTCGTCGTGCTCGATTGGTGTCTGCGTATCGCCAGCTCTAGCGCCGACTGGTGCGGCAACAAAGTGCGCCACGGCAGCGTGGTCTATCTGGCCGGTGAAGGTCACCACGGTCTGCGCGGACGTATTGCCGCCTGGAAGCACCAGCACAAGCCCGGCCCGATCAACATGTGGCTGTCCAAGCACGGCTGCGATCTAAATACGCCCGCTGGATACCTCAAAGTGGTCGAGCACATCCGTATGCTGCCCAGCCCGCCGAAGGTGATCGTGGTCGATACCCTGCACCGATTCCTAGCGGGCGACGAGAACAGCGCCCAAGACGCCAAGACCATGCTGGACGCCTGCGGCAATCTCATGCAGGAGTTTGGCTGCTCGGTAATCCTGGTGCATCACACCGGCGTATCCGAGGAGGCCCAGCACCGTGCTCGAGGATCATCAGCTTGGCGCGGTGCATTAGATATTGAGATAAGTGTGATTCCCGCCGGGCCAAATAGCCCCATGCAATTGGTGCAGAGAAAGTCCAAGGATGCGGAGCTTGCAAAGCCGGTATTCTTGGATTTGCAGCAGGTAACTATTCCGGGATGGTATGACGAAGATAATCAGGCGGTAACTAGCGCCGTAATTATTGAGTCGCAAGCCCCAGCAGCACCGACTAAGAAGGACTCCAAGATAGATGGGTTTAGGAAGGTGTGGGAGAACGCTTGGTGGGCCAGCGGTGCGGAGGATCTGGGCGGTGCGCCGTACCTCACCAGATCAGCACTCAAGGACAAACTGGCGGCTGACGGCAACGCCGAGCGCACCATCAGGAACATGGTCAACCCGTCGTACAACGACAAAATGATCGGTGCGATGCTCCAGGCTGGGATGATTGAGGCCACCGAGCATGGGTGGATCATGGTCGATGAGGCCAACGCCAGTGCGCTGATGTTACGCAAAAATGTTTAATGTGCGGTTTGTGAGAATGTGGGAAAAGTTGACCCTGGATGACCCTAGGGTCATGACCCTGGTCAGGGTCAAAGTTGCTCAAAAAAGCAGCAAAGTTGACCCTCCCTGACCCCCAACCCTTAGGGTTGGGGTCATAGGGTCATGCTGCGTCTGGGGTCTTTGGGGTTTGTTAGTGGATGCTAACAGACGATTTTGGGTGGTGATACGAATTTACTAATGGAGGTTGGGGATGGGAAGGCCAGCGGACTCGAGGACAACGTACTTCCAGCGCAAGCTTGGCGAGGCTGAGAGGCGCATCTTGCAGGCTGCTGGCGAGGGCGACATGAGCAAAGGCTTCAAGGAAGTGCTTGATGCCTACGGACACTTCTATAACCTCGGATTGCGGCCTTGGATGCGTTTGGAGAGGGCAACCCTCACCATCCCCTATGACGAGGACAAAAACGCCTCTGAGAGGCTTTAAGAGGCCTTGCTGCGGCACTGGTGAATAGAGGATGGCTATGGGCGATGAGAACTTGATTGTTAGAGTTAATCATGAGGTGGAGCAGGTACCCCTGGAAAGCACCCTCCGCCCCTCTCTTTCCCAATTTCTCTCCCCAAAATGCGTTAGTGAGCGTTCACTAACTAAGTTATCCACAGCTTATCCACAGATCCGACCCCGAGTTGTCCACAATTGCCCTGTGGACAGCCAGATTTGTAATACTTTTCCGGCCCGAAACTGTGATTTCATTTGACATAATGGCTGTTGTATTTCTCTCGGTCTGTAAGCGTCGCGTAAGTATTCAATGAAATCAACAACTTACGCATCTTGTGCACAAGTTATCCACAGTAGCACTTCCTTCTGTGGACAGCCTGTGGATAACCTGTGGATAACTTGATAGGGGGGGGAGGGGTCGCCTCGGCCGCGAGTAATTGTGGGTGCCTCCCCCCCTCTGAAAAAGCAAAATCGACCTTTTTACATGGAGCTAATGTGATTCCGAAAAAAAAGCCAATGACGATCCAGCAGTACGCAGTTAACCCCCCGTCTATCTTGCCCAAGACGGATAACCAGCGTATCAAGGAACTCAAAGAGATAATGATCCGCTCTGGCGGCAAGGATGTGGCCGAGAAAGTAATCCAGATTGCCCTGAACGATAACCACCCCGGTCAGATGGCGGCACTGAAAATGTGCATGGATAGATCGCTGCCGGTCAGTATGTTTGAAAAAGAAAAGGGGATGAGGTCTGCGGTCAACATTACGATCTCAGGAATTGGCGCTCCTAACGATCCGCCCATAGTGATTGACACAGCAGAAGACGCAAGCTACACTATGAAGAATAGTGAACAGGAATAGAGATGCGCCAACCACTTACTGTTGAGAAGTTAAAAGAGCATGTGCAATACGACCGCGAGACGGGCGTCTTTACCAGGGTAAAAACGCACCCAAAACGAAAATACGTCGCAGGCTCTGTCACTGGCGTTGCTCGGCCTGATGGATATTTGCAGGTGATGATTGATGGCAAGTTGTACCTAGCGCATAGGCTGGCGTGGCTGTATGAGCATGGAAATTTGCCTAGCGGATATATCGACCACATCAATGGCGTCAAGTCCGACAATCGAATTTGCAATCTCCGCGATGTCTCACAGACAGTCAACCTTCAGAACATTCGCCAGGCGCGACCTAACCGCAAGTCTTCAAAATTTCTTGGCGTCAGCTACGCTAACAAGGGTCAAAATCCAGAGAAGCCCTATCGTGCTCGTATAGTTGTTGACGGGAAAGAGCTTCATCTCGGGACTTTTGCTGACGAATACGAGGCCCACATTGCGTACTTGGCGGCTAAACGTGTCTACCATGAGGGGTGCATGCTGTGAGTGATTTAAATTTCTCCCTCCTGCCCTGGCAGCAAGAAGTCTTTAAGGACACAGCCCGATTCAAGGTCATTGCGGCTGGCCGTCGGTGTGGCAAGTCGCGCTTGTGCGCCGTGACCCTGATCATTGAAGCCCTGAAGTGCCCGCAAGGCTCGGCGGTTCTTTACGTTAGTCCCACTATGGGACAGTCCCGCCAGATTGTGTGGGACTTGTTGCTAGAGCTGGGCCGAGATGTGATCCAGTCCAGCCATGTGAACAATCTGGACATCACCATGATCAATGGTGCCAAGATTTACGTTCGCGGAGCTGACCGGCCTGATACGCTGCGAGGTGTTTCTCTCACCTACGCAGTGCTCGACGAGGTGGCGGACATTAAGCCGGAAGCCTGGGAACAAGTTATTCGCGCCAGCTTGTCTGACCGCAAGGGCCGCGCCCTATTTCTGGGGACACCAAAGGGTAGAAATTGGTTCTACGATTTGTTCAAATTGGGTCAGTCGCAAGAGGATAGTGAGTGGAAGAGCTGGCATTTCACGACTAGGGACAATCCGCTTATTGATCCTTCCGAAATCGAGAGCGCAAAGAAGACGCTATCGAGTTTCGCGTTCAAAACCGAGTACTTGGCGAGCTTCGACAACGCGGGATCAAACATCTTTCGGGAAGAATGGCTAAAGTACGGAGAAGAACCGAACAGCGGCAGCTACTTCATCGCGGTGGACTTGGCGGGTTTTGAGGAAGTGGCCAAGCAAGCGGCCAACGCCAAGAAGAGATTGGACGAATCGGCTATTGCGATCGTCAAGGTGACGGAGGATGGCAAGTGGTTCGTCAAGGAAATCGAGCACGGGCGCTGGGATGTGCGGGAGACGGCCGCTAAGATCCTGATGAAGATCCGGGACTACCGCCCGCTGTCCGTCGGGATTGAGCGCGGATCGCTAAAAAACGCGGTTTTGCCGTATTTGAGCGATCTGATGCGAAAAAATAACGTCTACGCGCATATCATTGACCTGACGCACGGGAACCGAAAGAAGGCGGATCGCATCATTTGGGCCTTGCAGGGCCGCTTTGAGCATGGCAGAATCGTGCTAAATCAGGACGAAGACTGGTCCGATTTCATCGACCAAACGCTCATGTTCCCGGCACAGGGTGTTCACGATGATTTGCCCGATGCTTTATCATATATAGACCAGCTTGCGGTCACATCTTACTTCGAACAGGACGAACAAGATGACTGGCAACCGCTGGATGTAATTTCAGGGGTGTGACTATGGAACCTAACGAATTCTACGAACCTACCGAGGGTGACAAGGAGCTTCTAGCATTCGTTACGGATCACTGCGACCGCTGGCGCGACTGGCGCGACACCAACTTCCTGCCTTCGTACCTGGAGTATGAGCGCATCTTCCGTGGCCAGTGGGCGGCGGAGGACAAGATGCGCGAATCTGAGCGCTCCAAGCTGGTGACTCCTGCCACGCAGCAGGCCGTTGAGACTCGGCACGCGGAGATCATGGAAGCGATCTTCGGCCAGGGCGAGTTTTTCGACATTGAGGACGATCTCAAGGACATCGACGGCAACCCGTTGGATGTTGAGATGCTCAAAGCCCAGTTGATGGAGGATTTCAAGCAGGACAAGATCCGCAAATCCATCGACCAGATCGAATTGATGGCCGAAATCTACGGCACGGGCATTGGCGAGATCGTTGTCAAGACTGAAAAGACGTTTGTCCCCGCTACGCAGGCGATTCCTGGCCAGATGGGCCAAGCGGCCATCGGTGTGATTGAAAAGCCCCGCGTTGCGGTGAAGATTGTGCCGGTCAACCCCAAGAATTTCTTGTTTGACCCCAACGGCACGAGCGTTGATGACTGCATGGGTGTGGCAATCGAGAAGTATGTCTCGATTCACAAGGTGGTTGAGGGCATGGAGCGCGGGATCTACCGCAAGGTGAACATCCAGCCCGCTGGGGAAGACACCGATCTGGAGCCGACGCAGGAGATCAGCCAGTACGAGAGCGATAAGGTTCGTCTCTTGACGTACTACGGCCTGGTGCCGCGTGAGTACTTGAAGGCTGCGGAAGAAAACGAAGTCGAAGACCTGTTCCCCGATGATTCGGTGGCCGATGAGTACAGCGATCTGGTGGAAGCGATCGTGGTGATCGCCAACGAAGGCTATCTGCTCAAGGCCGAAGAGAACCCGTACATGATGAAGGATCGCCCTGTGCTGTCCTATCAAGATGATACGGTGCCCAACCGTTTGCTGGGGCGCGGTACGGTCGAGAAGGCCTACAACATGCAAAAGGCCATTGATGCCGAGGTGCGTAGCCACCTTGACTCGCTGGCGCTGACCACCGCCCCCATGATGGCGATGGATGCCACGCGTCTGCCTCGTGGTGCGAAGTTTGAGGTCAAGCCGGGTAAGGCGATCCTCACGAACGGCAATCCCAACGAGATTCTGTTCCCGTTCAAGTTCGGCAACACCGATGGTGCGAACCTCGCCACGGCCAAGGACTTCGAGCGCATGCTGCTGCAATCGACGGGCACGCTCGATAGCCAAGGCATGGTCAGTCAAGTCTCCCGCGATGCGGGTGGCCTGTCGATGGCAGTGGCCACGATCATCAAGAAGTACAAGCGAACGCTGGTCAACTTCCAGGAAGACTTCCTGATTCCGTTCATCCAAAAGGCGGCGTTTCGCTACATGCAGTTTGACCCCGAGCGCTATCCGTCGGTGGATATGAAGTTTATCCCGACGGCAACCCTTGGCATCATCGCTCGCGAGTACGAGCAGCAACAGTTCATTGGCTTGCTGCAGACGCTCGGCCCGAACACTCCGGTGCTGCCGCTGCTCCTGAAGGGCATCTTGACCAACAGCAGCCTCACCAACCGCTACGAACTCATCGGTGCTCTGGAGCAGATGGCTCAGCCCAATCCCGAGGCGCAGCAGATGGAGATGGCCAAGCAGCAGCTCGCACTGCAAGCGGCTCAGGCTCAGATCGCGGTGCAGACGACGCAAGCCGAGCAGAACCGGGCAGAGGCTGCGAAGCTGATGACCGAGGCGCAACTGATGCCGCAGGAAGTGCAGGCCAAGGTGATCGCATCGACGACGAAGAACCTGCCTGCTGGCGCTGAGTCGCAGGAGTTCGACAAGCGCGTGAAGATCGCAGAGCTGATGCTCAAGGAAGCGGACATTAAAAATAAGTCCAAGATCGTTGAGCTTCAGATGGCCGAGAAGCAAAACAAGGTCAGCGGTATGGAGCAGGACTTCTTGGACGAGCTGACCAAGGAGCTGGGCAATGGACGTTGAAAGCCTCGCTAAACAGCTAATCCTCCAAGGCATGTCCGAGGAACAGCAAAAGGCTGTTCTGGACTCCATTCGCGGCACGATGGCCAAGAGCCGCGAGCTGCAAAAGCAAAAGGTTGGCGAGCAGGCTCGTCTGGTGATCGAGGCGCTCAAGAAGATTGAGTCAGACATTCGTTCAAAATATGACGAAGTCGGCAACAAGATCGAACAGCGCGTTGCCTCCATCAAGGACGGCAAAGATGGGCGAGACGGCACCAATGGGCGCGACGGCCGTGCGGGTCGCGATGGATCTACTGGCCCAATGGGGCCCAAGGGTGCTGACGGTCGCAACGGGGTGGACGGTCAAGACGGTGTAGATGGTGTCTCTGTCACCGACGCGCACATTGACTTTGATGGCTCGCTGATCATCAGCTTGTCCTCGGGCCGTACGATCAACGTGGGCGAAGTGGTCGCCCCTGATCTGGCCGAGAAGATCAAGGTCATCACGAATGGCGGCGGCACGAGCCAGTCGGTGCTCGATACCCTGGCCTCGCTTCAGACCCAGATCAACAACATCTACCCCAGCCAGACTGGCAATGCGGGTAAATTCCTCACGACTAACGGAACGGCTGTTTCTTGGGCGTCGGTGGCGGGTGGCCTTTCATACCAGGGTACTTGGAACGCATCGACCAACACCCCGACGCTGGCCTCTGGCGTTGGCACGAATGGCTACTACTACATCGTAGCCACGGCGGGTTCGACCAACCTAGACGGTATCACCGACTGGCAGATTGGCGACTGGCTGATGTTCAACGGCACGGTCTGGCAGAAAATTGACCAGTCGAACCTCGTGACTTCGGTCAACGGTCAGACGGGCGCTGTGTCGCTGACGACGACGAACATCAGCGAAGGCACTAACCAGTATTACCTTGATTCCCGTGCTCGCTCGGCGGTAAGTGCTGGGACGGGCATCAGCTACAGCAGCGCGACAGGCGTCATCACCAACAGCGCCCCAGATCAAACGGTGGCGCTGACTGCTGGTACAGGTATCAGCACCTCTGGAACGTATCCCAACTTCACCATCACCAACAGTGCGCCAGATCAAACCGTATCGCTCACGGGCGCGGGTACTACGAGCATTAGTGGGACGTATCCGAGCTTTACGGTTACGTCGAATGACCAGTACACCGGCACCGTTACTTCAGTAGGCGGCACAGGCACCGTCAACGGCATTAGCCTGTCAGGCACGGTGACTTCCAGCGGAAGCCTGACACTGGGTGGCACACTTTCGGGTGTTGACCTCACAACCCAGGTGACCGGCACGCTGCCGATTGCCAATGGTGGTTCAGGCCAAACCACCGCTCAAACGGCCATGAATGCCTTTGCGGGCGCGGTGACTTCTGGCTCGTACCTGCGCGGTAACGGCACTAACGTTGTTATGGCCTCGATTCAGGCTGGCGATGTACCGACGCTAAACCAGAACACCACGGGCACCGCTAGCAACGTAACGGGCACCGTCGCCATTGCCAACGGCGGTACAGGCCAGACGACGGCCAACACGGCCTTCAACGCCCTGGCCCCGAGCCAGTCTTCGCAGTCGGGCAAGTACCTGACCACGGACGGAACGAATACTTCCTGGGCGACGGTCAATGCGGGGGCATCGCTGTCCAACGACACGGCGACCAGCACGAACCTGTACCCGCTCTTTGCGGCTGCAACTTCGGGCACTCCGACGACGCTGTACACGAGCAATGCTCAATACCTCTTCAAACCCAGCACGGGCGAGTTGAGTGTGAAGGCTCCGCGTGCGAGCAACGGCATTGTGGTGAACAGCCAGACGATTAGCGCTGATTACACGATTGCCTCGGGCGATAATGGCGGCTCGTTCGGCCCCGTGTCGGTGGCTTCCGGCATCACGGTGACGGTTTCTTCTGGATCTACTTGGACGGTGGTATGACCCTCGTACTCAACGGCACTACTGGCGTCTCTGCGGTCGATGGCTCCGCGAGCACGCCTGCCATTCAAGGCAACGACTCCAACACCGGGATGTTCTTCCCCGCTGCTGACACCATCGCGTTTGCTGAAGGTGGTACGGAGGTCATGCGGATTGATAGTTCGGGGAACGTGGGCATCGGGCAAAGCACCACACCCTCGGTGTTCACTAACTACAAAAGCCTCTATCTAAACGGCTCTTCTGGCTCTGCAATACAGATGCAGTACGGCGGAAGTTTGGCATCAAACATTGTTGCCGACTCCAACGCAATGTATTTGCAGAATATTACCGCGCTTGTGTTTGGGACTGGGGGCACTGGAACTGGCACCGAACGCGCCCGCATCGACTCCAGCGGGAACCTGCTGGTGGGGACGACGAACGCCACGGGTGACGGCACCGGCATTGAGCTTAGGCCCAACACCGAAAACGGCGGTTTCTTCACTGTCAAGAAATCTTCGTCGTCTGTGTCTGGCGACAAATTCGTCATGTTTACCCGCAACGGCTCAGTCATTGGCTCGATCTCGCAAAACGGAACGACTGGCGTTACCTATTCAACTTCTTCCGACTACCGCCTAAAAGAAAACGTTGCGCCCATGACGGGGGCGCTTGCAAAGGTCGCATCGCTCAAACCTGTTACCTACAAGTGGAAGGCAGACGGCTCTGACGGGCAGGGTTTCATAGCGCACGAACTGCAGGCTGTCGTGCCTGACTGCGTTGTTGGTGAAAAAGACGCGGTCGATGCAGAAGGCAACCCCATCTATCAAGGCATCGACACCAGCTTCTTGGTCGCCACGTTGACTGCAGCTTTGCAAGAGCTGAAGGCCGAACTCGACGCAGCCAAGACCCGCATCGCCGCGCTTGAAGGAGCCGCATCGTGAGTCTCGTAAAAGTACAAGGCAACGCCAGCGGCACGGGCATCTTCACGGTGGCCGCACCGAACAGCAATACGGATCGGACGCTGACGCTGCCGGACAGCACGGGCACCATCGCCACGGCTGAATCCACTCTGTCGCAGTTCAATGTTTCTGGCTCTGCGCCGGTCTATGCCTGCCGCGCTTGGGTGAACTTTAACGGCACGGCAAGTAGCAACCTGACGGGAACATACTCGCAAAGTGGCACAACCATAACCATTACGATTACCAATCACGGGTTAATTGCGGGGAACGGCGTCTATATAACATTCCAATCTGGCGCAGCAACCGCAGAGGCATTTACCGTTGTATCTGTAACCAATGCCAACGTGTTTGTCGTAACTTCGGCAACATCAAGGACTACAAGTGGAAACTGCACAGCCAACTTCAATACGATTCGCGGCAGTGGCAATGTGTCGAGCATCACGGATAATGGGACGGGTAACTACACAGTGAACTTTACGACTGCGCTGCCAGATGCAAATTACGGCGTCTCGTTCGGCAGTGGGTTTAACTATGGGGCTGTTTCACCTGCCACTATATTTGCTAATCCAGCGGGAACCAACGGGGCCAAGTCAACCGCGTCTTTGTCCTTAATAGCTTACAACAGTAGTTTTAGCATTTTTGACCCAGCAGAGGTTTACCTCGCCATCTTCCGCTGAAAGAACCCAATGACCAAACGAATAATCTACAAGACCCCCGACGGCGGCGTGGCTGTCATCATCCCAGCCACCACAATCGAAGCCTGCATGAAGGACATTCCAGAGGGCGCTGAGTACGCCATCGTGGATGTCTCCGAGATTCCGTCTGACAGAACATTCCGTGGAGCCTGGACATGGGCATCGTAATCGACATCGACAAAGCCAAGGCCATCGGCCACGACATGCGCCGTGCTGCTCGGGCCGAGGAGTTCAAGCCCTACGATCTGAAGGCTACCATTCCGTCTGAAGCGGTTGCGGCTGAAGCTGCTCGTCAGGCTATCCGTGAGAAGTATGCTGCGATTCAGTCTGAGATTGATGCTGCGGCTACCACGGATGAGATTAAGGTTGCGCTATGTCTAACTTAAAAGTCACCACCATTAACGACAAAGACGGCGGCAGCAATGCCGTCCTGTACGGCGTGGCCGCACCCACGGGGTCGATGGGGTTCAGAAATCGGATTTTGAACGGGGACTGTCGCATTGACCAGCGCAATGCTGGGGCGAGTGTGACGCCTACTAGTTCGGCTTATACGCTGGATCGGTGGGGTGTGCTGATAACGCAGTCTTCAAAAATCAGCATTCAACAAAATGCTGGCTCAGTCACTCCACCGACAGGTTTCATTAACTACTTGGGTGTCACATCACTTTCTGCGTATTCTGTTGCAACAGGAGATGTTTTTGGAATAAGGCAACGCATAGAAGGTCTAAATATTTCTGACCTTGGATGGGGGACTGCCTCCGCACAAGCGGTCACCGTTTCTTTTTTGGTTCGTTCAAGCCTCACAGGAACCTTTGGTGGATCGCTGCAAAACTCCGCAGGGAATCGCTCTTACCCATTCTCGTACACCATTTCATCCGCAAACACATGGGAACAAAAAACCCTAAATATTGCTGGTGACACGTCTGGGACATGGCTCACGACCAATGGCGTCGGAATTGAACTTCTGTTCTCTTTAGGTGCGGGTGCAACATATTCTGGAACCGCAGGTGCTTGGGTAGGCGCAAATTACAACTCCGCCACCGGCGCAACGTCGGTTGTCGGCACCAACGGCGCCACCTTCTACATCACCGGCGTCCAGCTTGAAGCTGGCTCTGTCGCCTCGCCGTTTGAGCGCCGCGACTACGGGCGCGAGTTGATGATGTGTCAGCGGTATTACTACAAGATTGGAGCGGGCATAACCAACAGCATGCTGGGTGTTGGTTGGAATGCAAGCACTACCCAATCATTAGCGCTTACGACGTTCCCAGTAACCATGAGAGCAGCGCCCTCTGCACTAGAACAAACCGGAACTGCCGGGGACTATTCTATTTATCATGGCGCGGGTAGTGGGACGGCCTGTAGTTCAGTGCCTTCTTTCAGCATTGCAAATACAACCAACGCAAGAACGTTGCTGACTGTTGCAAGTGGCTTAACCGCAAACGGCGGCTCGATGGCGCGGGCGGAAACCACTAACGGATATTTTGCATGGAGCGCCGAACTATGACGTTCAAAATCCTAACCGTTCAAGATGGACAAACCATCTACGCCCGGATCGACGACGACGGCAAGTGCCGCTTGACCTGCACGGATCAATATCCGGAGTTCCAGAAGTGGCTGGAAGAAGGCAACCAACCCCTGCCTGCCGAGGAGTAAGCCATGAGCGTCGAAGTCGTCAAAGTAGCAACCACCGCACAGTACGGCGGCAGCGCCAGCGCCGTTTACTTCGGCCTGACTGCCAATGAGATTGCGGCGTTTGGCGGCTTGATCATCGCTGTCATCGGTCTGATCGTGAACATCTGGTACAAACACCAGCACCTAAAGATTGCGAAAAAGGAAAAGGATGATGCTTGACTTCATACTTGGCTTTGCCGTCGCTGCTTTGCTGGTCGGATCGCTGATCGGGCTGATCAAGCTCGGCATCTGGGTGCTTATGTGATAGATCCGATCACCGCATTCGCTACCGCCCAGGCTGCTGTCGCAGGCATCCAAAAGGCAATCAAACTCGGCAAAGACATCCAGGGTCTTGTCGGTGAGTTTGGTCGCTTTTTTGATGCCAAAGACGCTGTCCAGAAGGCCGCTAACGATGCCGGTAAGAAGGGCCAGTCAGATACCGGCAAGGCGATGGAAATCGTCATGCAGGCCAATCAGTTGCGTGAGATGGAAGAGCAGCTCAAGCACCAACTGGTGTATGGGGGGTACCCCGAACTCTGGGAGCAGATGCTCATCGAGCGAGCCAAGATTCGCCAAGCCAGGGAAAAAGCGGAACGCGAATCCAAAATTGCAAGGAAGAAGCTGGTCGCCCAGCGCCTTTTGGCCGCTCAAATTATCGGCGGCGCCATCGCTGTCATCATCATTGGCGTCATCATCATCTTTATCCTCCGACAGGCAATGGCATGACCCCTGAACTTCAGAAATATTACGAAGAACGATTTAGCATGTTCTCCCAGCAGGGCTGGATAGACCTGATAGAAGATGTTGACAAGATGCTGGAATCGCTAAACAATATTTCTACGATTGAGGACGGCAACGCCTTACAATTTCGCAAGGGCGAATTGTCAATCTTGCTATGGCTGAGAAATCTCAAGCAGATCAGCGAACGAGCATACGAGGAACTAAGTGCCGAAACGAATCTATGAATTCGCCTGCAAATGCGGGCAACGGATTGAGCGTCTGACCGATTATGAGTCGTTCAACGTTCAGTGCGCGTGTGGTGGAAACGCAACACGCATTATGAGCGCTCCTACTTTCAAACTCGAAGGTTGGTCTGGGCAATTTCCGTCCGAACACGGGCGGTTTGAGCGCAAACACATCGAAAAGTTGAATGCAGAGCGCAAAGCCAACTCATAAGCATGAGCGCCGAGTTGAATCTCCTACAACCAGATTGGCAGGAACCATTTATGTTGATTGACGAAGAACCGAACACGCCCAGCGAACTCGAAGTTGAAGAGACTAAGACGCCAGAGCTTCCTGAGAAATACAGGACAAAAAGCCTGGAAGAAGTCATTCGCATGCACCAAGAGGCTGAAAAGCTGATTGGCAAACAAGCCCAAGAAGTTGGGGAAGTGCGAAAACTCGCCGATGAGCTGCTCAAGCAAAGTCTAAGTTCTAAGCAACAACCCAGTCAGATTGAGGACGAGCCGGAAGTAGATTTCTTTGAGAATCCGCAGAAGGCAGTTCAAAAGACCGTTGATAAACATCCCGATGTGCTAGCGGCACGACAAGCTGCTGCCGACTTTAGACGGATGCAGACTCAGCAAAAGCTCTCGCAAGAGCACCCGGACTACGCTCAGTTGGTTCAAGACCCTGAGTTTGCAGCCTGGGTGAAAAGCTCACCTATCCGGGTGGGCCTTTACGCCAGAGCCGATAGCGAGTTTGACTTTGATTCGGCCAATGAACTGCTGTCAACCTACAAGCAGATCCGTGGCGTTAAGAGCAAGCAGACTGAAGATGCCGGTGAGGTAGTCAGGAAGCAAAATCTTAAGACCGCGCAAGTTGATGTCGGTGGCTCTGGCGAAAGCTCAAGGCGCGTCTATCGCCGTGCTGACCTGATCCGGCTAAGGATGACCGATCCGGCCCGCTACGAATCGCTTAGTGATGAGATCATCAAAGCGTACGCAGAAGGCCGGGTCAAGTAGACCACCTTTCTTTTTTTGGAGATTTGAACTATGGCAAACACCGCCTTTTCCCCCACTAATAGCGTCACCACTACTTCCGCAGCGAACTTCATTCCTGAGATTTGGAGTGATGAAATTGTTGCCGCCTTTAAGAAGAACCTTGTTCTGGCCAACGTGGTCAAGCGCATGAACTTCAAAGGCAAGAAGGGCGACACCATCAACATCCCCAGCCCCGCCCGTGGCAACGCCTCGGCTAAGGTTGCGACCGATGCTGTGACCCTGATCGCTGAGAGCGACACTCTGATCCCGGTTCTGATCAACCGTCATTTCGAGTACAGCCGCCTGATCGAAGACATCGTCGAAGTCCAAGCTCTGACCTCGCTGCGTTCTTTCTACACGGAAGACGCCGGTTACGCTCTGGCTCGTCGTATCGACACCGATCTGGTTCAACTGGGCCGCGCTTTCAACGGCGCTACCGTTGGCACCAACGACTACGCTACCAGCAACACCAGCACCAAGGCTTTCGTCGGTTCTGATGGCACCACCGCCTACAACAGCACCACCTCGAACGCTGCCGCGCTGACCGATGCCGCGATCCGTCGCACCATCCAGCGTCTGGACGACAACGACATCCCGATGGATGGCCGTTTCTTCCTGATCCCCCCGTCGAGCCGCAACACCCTGATGGGTCTGGCCCGTTACACCGAGCAAGCCTTCGTCGGCAACGGCGATGCGATCCGCAACGGTGAAATCGGTCAGCTCTACGGTATGGCCGTGTTCGCTTCTTCCAACGCCGACACCGGCGCTGGCAATAGCACCACTGACCGTATCTGCTTGATGGGCCACCGCGATGCGATGGTGCTGGTTGAGCAACTGGGCATCCGCTCGCAGACTCAGTACAAGCAGGAATACCTCGGTACCCTGTTCACCGCTGACACGCTGTACGGTGTTAAGGCTCTGCGTACCAACGCCACCAGCACCGCTGCTGACGCTTCCGCCGCCTTCGCCCTGGCCGTTCCGGCCTAATGACTAGCCCCCTGGCCACAAGCTGGGGGGCGTCTTTTTTAAGGAGATTGATATGGCTGCTGCTACCGCTGTTACTTCCCGTCGCGGGAATGATCAGTTCCGGGGTCTGTTTACGGACACTTGGGACGTTACTTGCACTCTGGACACGGCTGAAATTGCCGACCAAGCAACCGGCACTGATACCGTTACTGTCCCCGGCGTTGCCCTGGGCGATATGGTGCTCGGCATGTCTGCTGGCGTCAGCGAAGGCGGTCTAGTCCGTCGTGCTTATGTCTCGGCTGCAAACACGGTCACCATCGCCAGTACCAACACGACTGGTGCCGCTGTCAATTTGGCATCCACCACCGTGCAACTGGTAATCGCACGCGCTGTGATCTAAACCACAGGGGGCCTAGCGCCCCCTGTTTTTCTAGGATTGATATGGCAACCTTTCGCTGCCTCCAGAGTGGTAATACGGTGACGTTCACTCTTCAGCACGACATTGATTCCATGCGGGGTCACTCCGGTTACGTTCGTGTAGACGAAGACGAACCCCAAAAAGAGTTTGACCCAAATGCCCAGCGCGTAGACACTCCGTTTACTGCTCCTCAACCTATTGCTCGGCCTCGCGGACGGCCTCGTAAAGTATGAAACTCTTTAACGTCTGCCCCGTAGCCACCCAGGATGTGGCCATAAACCTGAAGAATCGCAACCACGCATTTGCGAAATTTGGTTATGGCCCGCCTAATCCTGACGAGAAAAATCACGCCTTCTGGATGAAGAAGGCCAAGATGTACAACGCACCCACAGAATCCATCATGGGTATGCTATGCGGCAACTGCGCCGCGTTTATTCAGACGCCAAAAATGATGCAGTGCATCATTGGCGGGTTGGAAAAAGATGAGAATGAGGGCGAGTTGTCCTACGATGAACAGTTCGTGAAAGCCGCCGATCTTGGCTACTGCGACCTGTTCCAATTCACTTGTGCAGCGGCCCGCACTTGTGATGCTTGGAAGTCTGGCGGGCCTATTACTAAGGATTGATCATGTACGGAAAAGCACCCAAAATGTCTAAGCCCAAAGCTCCGACTAAGAAGCCTGCCGGTATGCCGATGGCACCCAAGTTGCCCGTTCGCGGTCAGCGCACGATGACCAACAAGATGACTCGGGGAAAGAAATAATGTCTACCTTTCAACTCGATCCAAACAACGTGGCGATGGGTGTACCGAGCTTTGGTACCACGCAGATTTTTACCGTCACCAACTCCAGCGTTCAATCAACCGCATTTGGCGCAAACACCACCATGATTCGCTTGGCTTGTTCGTCGGGCCATTGCCATATTGCGATTGGTGCAAACCCAACTGCAAACCTTACGACATCGGCCATGATCCCCAATAATTTTTCTGAGATTGTTCGGGTCACCCCAGGCCACAAGATCGCGGTTATCAAGGACGCTGCGGTTACTACGGCAACACTTTCTGTGACGGAATTGGTATGAAAAAGACCAAAGCCGAAAAGAAGATCAGCAAGGTCATGCGCGAGTACAAGTCGGGCACCCTGCACTCTGGCCGGGGTGGCCCGGTCGTCAAGTCTCAAAAGCAAGCGGTGGCGATTGCCCTGTCGCAAGCTGGAAACGCAAAGAAAAAATGAAACCCGGTCTGTACGCCAATATCAACGCCAAGCGCAAGCGCATCGAAGCCGGTTCCGGCGAGAAGATGCGTAAGCCCGGCACCAAGGGTGCGCCCACCAACGCGGCCTTCAAGCAGTCTGCCAAGACGGCTAAAAAGAAGCCATGAAGACGCCCGCCTGGACGCGCAAAGAAGGAAAATCCCCCTCTGGCGGCTTGAACGCCAAGGGGCGATCATCCTATAATGCGGCTACCGGCGGCAATTTGAAAGCCCCGGTGAAGTCGGGCGACAACCCTCGTAGGGCCTCCTTCTTAGCGCGGATGGGCAACATGCCTGGGCCGGAGTACAAGGATGGCGAGCCAACTCGACTTCTCTTGTCCTTGCAGGCTTGGGGCGCGTCGTCCAAAGCGGACGCCAAAGCGAAGGCTAAGGCGATCTCGGCAAGGAACAAGAAATGACGTACCTTGAGATGATCAACGATGTGCTCACGCGCTTGCGTGAGACGCCCGTCTCCACCAGCGGCGAGACGACGTACTCGGCGTTGATCGGCAAGTTTGTAAACGACGCCAAGCGCCAAGTTGAGGACGCTTACACTTGGAATTCACTTGAGCAAGTGATCCAAGTTAACACGGTTGCGAACACCTACGTCTACTCGCTCACTGGCGCTGGCCAGAAGTTTCGTCTGGAAGACGCGATCAACGTCACCTCCAACGTGACGCTGCGTAACATCTCCTACGAGTGGATGAACCGTCGCCAGAACTTTGCAACGCCCGTCTACGGCATCCCGTCCGAGTTCATCTTCGACGGCGTTGACGGCAACGGCGACGCCAAGGTGACTCTGTACTCGCGCCCGGACGGCGTCTACAACTTGCAGTTCACGCTGAACATTCCGCAAGCACCTCTGACTTCTGACAGCACTTCGGTCTTGGCCCCGGACGTTTTGATTGTCCAGAACGCCTACGCCCGTGCATTGGCCGAGCGCGGCGAGGACGGGGGGCTGACCTCTTCGGAAGCCTATCAGTTGTACCGCCTGATGCTGTCCGACTACATCGCTTTGGAAGCCTCGCGCTTTCCTGACTACGACGCATTCCAAGCCGTATGAGCGAAGCAATCTCCACCTACAGCATCTCAGCGCCGGGTTTCTACGGCCTGAACACTCAAGACTCGCCTCTTGATTTGAATGCTGGCTTTGCCTTGGTGGCCAATAACTGCATCATTGATCAGTATGGCCGCATTGGCTCGCGCAAAGGGTGGACTCGCGTTAACTCCAGCTCCGGTAACCTGGGCGCTAACGACATCGGCGTGATTCACGAGCTGGTGCAGACGGATGGCACGACGACCGTTCTGTTTGCCGGAAATAACAAGCTGTTCAAGCTCGATGGTTCTAACGCTGTCTCCGAGCTGACCTATGGGGGCGGGGGCACTGCTCCGACGATCACGGCCAGTAACTGGTCGTGCGCTTCGCTCAACGGCATCACCTACTTCTTCCAAGAAAACCACAGCCCGCTGATCTATGACCCTGCGGTGAGCACCACGACGTATCGCCGCGTGAGCGAGAAGACGGGCTACGCTGGCACGGTGCCTTCTGGCAATATCGTCATCTCGGCTTACGGCCGTCTGTGGGTGGCTGACACGGCGTCGGACAATACGACCGTATCGTTCTCGGACATTCTGGCGGGCCACATCTGGACTGGCGGTACCTCTGGCACGCTGGACATTAACCGCGTCTGGCCCAGCGGCGCTGACAACATTGCTGGGCTTGCAGCGCACAACAACTTCCTAATCATCTTCGGATCGCGCCAGATTCTGGTGTACTCGGGCGCAACTGCTCCCGCCTCGATTACGCTGCACGATACGGTGGGCGGCATCGGCTGCATCGCCCGCGATTCGATCCAGAACACGGGCAAGGATGTGCTGTTCCTGTCCAACTCTGGCGTGCGCTCGTTTGCGCGTACGATTGTGGA